GGCAAGAACGACGTGCAACCAACAATCACGCCATCCTCTTCCACCACCAACACAATGTCGGCCTTTGGATCAAATGACGGCCATGCCTGTTCCAGCAACGTGCCTTCAAGCTTGAACCATTCGTCCGGAGGCAGCGCACGAGTCGTTGTCACAGCACCTGCTCACACGTCACATCAAGCCTGTACGCCATCGGCGTGGCTCCAACGGACACATACGTCGTGGCGTAGGTGATCGCCGAGTTCTGGTCCACCCGCACCAACACCGACAACGTGCTAGTTGTGGCCGTGGTGTTGCCCGTCATCGCCACGCTGGAGGTCGTACACGCCACCGCTTGCGTCCAGCCAAACGTCACAATCAATGAGCTGCTGGTTGTGGCTGCCGTCGTCACTCGTGCCGCCATCGACAGCCGATACAATCCAGGCAACACCGTGATCAACGGAAAGTTTGTCGCCGTGACTGACGCCACTTGCGCGGTTGCGGTGGCCGAGGCTTCCAGCGCAGGCGTCTGGTTTACGCGGTCGGCCAGTGAAATCAGCCAATACCGCATGACCTGCGTAAACCGGCCCGAGATGCTGTTCTTGATAATCGGCGCATCAACCGCAAACTCAGGAACAGGCGGCAGCAAAACAGCCATCAGCCCTGCTGCCCAAAGAAGCCGCGTCCATCAATCTCTGCGCCCATGATGCGCCACGGGATCGGGTCCGTGACAGTAATCTCCGGCACCCATAGCTTCAGGCTGCTCGGCAAGCGCGTCCACACCACCTGCGCGGCGTATGCGCCCATTGCGCCTGCCGCCGCCAGCCGCTCATCCGACCACGTCTTAGCGTTCACGCTCGACCGCAGCATGACCTGCGGGTCCGCCCCTTGCCCGGACGAGGTGCCAAGGCCCGACTCCAGAATCAGTTCCATCCGACTGACGAACATCCGACGCACGCCTGGAGCGCGAAACATCGGGGGCGGGATACGCATCCGACGCATCGTCGTGCCATCACACTCCGTGGTCAGCGCCGTATCCATCGTGCAGAGTTGCCCGGTCGTCCGATCCCCGATGAGATGCTGCCCAAACCCATAGCAGTGGTTCCGGGGTGCCCAGACATCGTAATCACCCGCCGCATCGTCCCAAACGCCGCGCTGGTGCCACAAGCCGGTGGTCAGGTCAAACACCCACGTCTTATTGGCCGAGGGAAACGATAGGCAGTAGAACGTATGCCCGGCTTCGGAATACACCACCGCCTCAGCGTCTGTGATGATGGAATCGCGGGCATAACTCGCAATCGCCGTCTCAACGGCGTAGGTGCTAATGCGCTGCGGGGTGACACCCGTGGCCCCCACCACAATCCCAGCCCCGTCAGCGGTCTGTGAGAGCCAGCACATGGTGCTGCCCGCCAACTTCACGCTAAACGGAGCGGGCGTGCCGTAGCCAAACACCGCACCAGGCACAGGCGAGAACGGGAACGGCGACGTGCCCGCGTCGTACCAAACTTCACCAGTCTGCTCTCCAATGAGCCAGATCTGGCGACTGCCATCGACCACCATCGCCTTCCACGGGTCCGGGGCAATGCTCCGCTGGGCATATTGCGTGGCATCCCACGTCGTGCCGTCGTTCAGCCCAGAGATGTAAAACGTCGATGTCGCCGCATCGAAGGCCAAGAAGTAGCCATCGATCATGCCGCACATCGTGCATTTGCCAGCGAGGTTGGCAATGGTGGACAACGTGTTGGTTGAGATAGTCAGCAGATAGCCGTTGGTCCCTGAGGCAATCAACAGTTCCCCACCCGCATCGCCATTGCTGGCAATCTGTGCAGGGTTGGGGTCGTTGGCGACTGTGGGCGTGGTCACCGCCACAGCGGTGTTGTTCACAAAGACCTGATAGACCGTGTTGCCAATCACCGCGTAAACACGCCCCGCCATCGAGAACAACGCACGGGTGTTCACGTTGGCGACCGTGGCGTATTCTTCGAAACCGGGACAGGGATACAGCGCGGCATTCCACGGGACCGACTTTGACTCAATCGGTTCTGGATACCAGTTCACCGTCTTTTCCAGATCGGCAAACGGACTCTGCGACTCGTAGCTGCCCGACACAAAGCCTGGGTACAGCATTACGTGTCCGAATAGATGTTGTAGTGCGGCCCTGCGCCACCAAACAGCACGCCTGCCACCCCGGACGACAAGTCGCTCAGGCGCATGTTGGCGCGTTTGATGTCGGCCTTAGCTTCGAGTGCCGCCATCTGCAATTCAGGCGTCAGACCCGCATCAAAGGCACTCGACAGTTCCTTCGCCAGACCCAGCCGCAAGAACCGACGATAGCCAGGAGGCAGGGCAATGGTGTCCGACAGCGCCGCAAACTCTTCGACCGGCGTCTGCACGTAAATCACCCCTTGCAGCGTGGTGCTGGTCGGGATGGGATACGGAATAATGACGCCCAGCCCAGACGTATAGGTCGGGTTGTAATAGAAGTTCTGCGGATACACCGAGGTCAATGCCTTCTGGGCAATAGCCGCATAGCCATCTTCCGTCAGCACGGGCCCAAGGTTGTATTCAATGACGGGACTGACACTCGTGTCTTGAAACCCAATGTTGCTAATCGCCATCGGGCCAGTCGGACGTGCCACGTCAATCGTGCCGCCACTGCCAATGGTGTAACTGGCAGCAGTGGACAACGTCCACGTCTTGCGAGTAATCGTGTAGACCGTCAGGTCTTCCGTTGCCAGGCTATTGATCCAGTCGTTCAGCCGTGACAAGGCAAACGTCGAATCATCCGCCGAGGCGGTTTCGCCTGTCTGGATAATCCGTAGGTCTTGCAGACTCGCCGTGATCAGCTGCTGGACGGTCATTTAGATCTGATACAGCGCGTTCATCAGTGTCGCGGTCGTCGTGGTGCTGTTCACCCGAATGCACTTGAGTGGCAGCATCGTACCCGCCGCCACGGTAAACGCACCCGTGCTGCCGTCTTCAAAGACCGCTACTACGATGCCTGCACCCCCAACAAAGATGGATTCCGCCGGAATCGCTTTTGTCGTGGCACTGGCGCTATACGTGCTGCCGTCAAAGTTGACGGTGTCGCTCTTGGTAATCAACACCGACCGATTAAACGTGCCACTGGTCTGTGCCATTAGTTTGTCACCGTCACATGCTTCGGACGCCCACGCTTCCGCAGGACAGGCGTCGAGGGAATCGAGGGCAGATGCTCGTGCGTCGCATCATCAGCCATCTTGGCTTCCACCTGTGCCACGGCACTCATGCGCTGGTCAGCAAAATGCCGCATCGCTGCCACATCCGCCATCGACTTCTGCGTGTCTTCATACCCCGCCAGCGCCAGATCCGGCGTGTCATACCAGCCCTGCTTCACGGCCTTGTCCAGTTCATCCTGGTCGCGGACAATCTGCTGACACGAGCGGGCAAACGCCTCACCCACCGCATCACCAACCGCCGCCAGCGGATCGCCGCACATGACCTTGCCGTTCTCGCGGGCGTGGGCCTGATACACCATCTTGGGAAACGGCTCGTAGCCATTCGCCCCAAATCCGCCGTGGCGCTTCTGGGTGTTCCATCGCGTCATCTCGCGGGAGTATTCGCTGTCGGGATTGTGAATGATCGCCATGTGTCCTCTGAAAAGAGAGGGACGGCACGGTGCCGCCCCCCTTGTGAAAAGCCGAACCTACGCGACAGTGCCCGTGATGTTCGTGACGGTTCCGGCAATCGGAATCGCCGCAAACGCATTCCACAGGCCGTTGCACGCCACACACTGCATAGCAATTGGTGCCGTCGCATTGACCGTGACCACGTCGTAAGACGACCCCGCGCCAGACAACCCACCCGTGAACGTCAGCACATGCGCCGCAGCGCCGTTGCCAATGATCATCAGCGTGGTGCCGTCCATATCCTTCGTCGGGACAGGGACCGTCAGGGTAATCACCGACGTGCCATTCAGAATGACACGCAGGTCCGTTCCCGCCGCCGGAAGCGTCAGGGTCGACGTGGCCGTAATGCTCTGCACCACCACCGCCCGAGACGCCTGATACGTCACAACTTCCTGCGCCGAGGGATTGGCAAAGTCTGCCGCCGCCCCATGCGTCACATTGGCCGTGATCTTGTGCGCGACCGTTGCGCTGCCATCAATGCCACGCTGCACCGGCACCGTTGTGCCGGACACGTAGCTCTGCATGACCTTCATCATTTCCTGATCGACCAGCACCAGTCGTCCCGCCGCCACAGACGTGGCCGACGCGACCGTGATGCTGGTGTCGGTCAGGGCTACTGCCACCGACAAAGTCGTTGTTGCAAGTGCCATGACTTAACCCCAAATCCGCGAGGCAAGCCTCGCCTGAATAGTCGCCGCACCAATCAGGATGTCCAGACGGCTGGGATTCTGGTCCGTGCCAATCTGATACTGCTCAACCATCCTGATCGAGAACCCAAGCGCCTTGCTGCGTACCGTGGTGGACTCTGCGCCCGCACCGGGCTTCATCAGGTCCGCCATGACGAAGGCAAACGCATCGGGGTGATAAAGGAACGACTGCGGCGACGTGGTCGTTGCCAGCGTGCCAGCCGTAGGCGAGGTCGCACCCAGCACGGTGATGACTGCGTTGTCCGCCGGGGACGCATCCACCGTCTGAAGCTGACCCGAGGTCACAATCGACGGGCTAATCGGCAGCGTAGCCATCGCACCGCTGCTATCCGACGTATCCGCCGTGACCACGAACTGCTGGAGACGCCCCGTGGACGAGTAGGACAGCGGGTTCACGCTGTTCACGCCAGCGATGGTGAAGATGTCGCCCTTCTTGAGGGACGACGCGCCAGACGCCCAGCCGTCAATAGCAATCGTGCTGCCGGTCTGGCTTGCGCCGTTGACCAGTGGAGTCGACGCCGTAAACGTGCCGGTCGTGTGCGTCGGACGCACCGGATCCTGCAACCACTTATCGACGCCCAACTGCTTGCGCCCAAACATGCCCTCTTCGTAGTTCTCCGAGATGATGGCCGTGGGGTTAAACAGCGAACTGGTGGTGTTCGCCAGCGTGGACATCGCCAGCGGATCAAGGACAGCCACGCGGCCCCGCAG